GTTATGATGCGGTAGCCGCCATTGAGCAGTAGCACCCAAACGATGAATTGCAGGACGGTCGCCTGGGTGATCGGGAAGTCAGTCAACGTGACGTGCAACGCCATGAACACGCCAGCGCCCACGGCCCACGACAGGCAGACCTTGGCGAAGTCATTGTCCAGCCAGAAGCAGACGCCAGGGAACTTTCGGAGCGCTGATTTTAGACCGGAGGTAATAAACAAGGTGGCGAAAACGAACGCCACGACCGCGAGAATGTCAACCTTGCCAAAGGCGAATTCAAAAAATCCCATAGTATCCTCCTTAAAATATAGCGATTGCCAGTGCCACAAGAACGATCAGGATCACCGCCAGGCCCAGCCGGGTTACACCACTTCCCGGCTGAACTGGCGCGGGCGGTGGTGTAGGCGGCTCAATAGGCGGTGGTGTGACCGGCGCAGGCGGTGGATACTTCCCCCAATTCACCGGGTAGCCGTATCGCTCGGCATACGCCTTGACGATGCCACGGATAGCCGGGAGCCATGCCTCTGCTTCGTACCGCTTCGGGCAATGCTCAATCCACCATTTGCCCTGCTTGCCGCCGTCATTGGCTATCAATAACTTGGCAACCCTGTACCACTGGTCGCCCGATGGACGGCGCATCCCCTTGTACTCATCCAGCGGCGCGGCCCCGTTGCCTACGCCGTCGTCCGATAGGAACGCCTTGCCGGTATGATTGCCACCCCACCATGCCGTTGCCCAGGCCCCCGCATAACTCGCAGGATGCTCCGTTGTGGGAACGCCGACATCGTGCATGGAGCGGTAGCATTGGAGTTTGCCGGGGAGATGCTTCAAGGCCGACAGCACTTGCGTCAGTAGGTTGCGCTGCCGGTCATCCTCCCATACGCCCCCCTCATACTTGGCATGCGGTGAAGCGCCCCAGCATATGTTTTGCTCCGGCACTCCGAGCGCCATCAGGCGCTCATAGACGGCGACACACCAGTTGACGGCTTTCTTCATATCGCCCTTTGGCTCACCCTCGTTGACGATCTCATAGTTGACATCATTGCCGAGGATGCCGTTCACCTTATCAACGAATTTCAACGACCGCTGAACGTCGGCGTAGTAACCGTCGCGGTCCTGCACGTTCAGCGACCAGGGGGTGACCGTGCCATGATGGAATTGGCAGTTGTCGAACAGGGAGAGCCACACCTTGAGATTGTAGGCCTTGGCTATCGTCACCATCCGGCTCAGGGTAGCGAAGTAACTGTTGTGCCAGACGTCGAGGTTCCATGCGCCCTGCACTACGTCATAGGCATAGGGGCAGTAGAGTTCTTGCGGCTTGACATCCCACGGCGCATAAGCGAGGATGCGGATGCCATTGGCCCCCGCGTTGGCAGACTCACGGCAATGCTCTTCCCAGCGTGCGAAGTCAAACAAGCCGCCCTTAACGCAGTCGCGGAACACCGTGAGCCAGGAATTGACAATGCCGAGTTTATCCATTTATATCCCCAAGAGAGACTGGGTGAACTCAATGACCATGGCGCGCCTCCTTACACATACCATATCACCAAAAACAGGGCGGCGGAAGCCCCAAGGCGATTCTTAAAAATCATGGGGTCCTGCGCCGCCGCGGTGCAAATGCAAAATTTCGTGTCCGTATCCGCGTTCGCCACGACATTTGCTGTCGTATTGAACAGCACGACCACGCCCGAACCGCTCACCCGGAACATCGAGTACTCATTGTTCCCGCAAAAAGCCATGCCCCAGCCACCGGGAGCAGTCAACTCAAACGGCAGAGTGAATGTCCCGTCATCGGCGAGAGCGACCCGGTGGCGGTACTCCTTTATCCTCACCCCGCCATATGCTACCAGGGCATCAAGATTGGATTGGACGACCCCGGCAGCAGCCATGGCGGCATCAGCCGCGGCTTGCGCGGTGTCAGCCGCAGCCTGCGCCGCGTCAGCAGCCGCTTGGGCTTCAGCGGCCTTGCTCCGCAAGTTCCTGATATTCATCATGTCATGCGGATTCGCCTGCCGGCCTATCACCAATGGCTTATTGGGCATCTGTCACTCCGTGATACGCGACGGGGTAAAACAAGAAATTCATTCCGTACACCGTGACGATCGAATTGCTGTTCTCCTTGAAAACAAATTCATAGTTCTGGCCCTTGCCCTTGAGGTCGATCCGGTCCACCGACCTGCCGCTCTGGCCCCAATATGCATTGCCCCAATAAAACCCACCCCAGAACGTGGCCCCGTCATGAGCGACTCTCTTGACGACGCCGGTGCCGATCCCGAAATCAACAACGACCTCGAACCACGCCTCCGTTGACGCGGCCGACATCCACTCAAAATCGCACCGGCGGACTTGTTTGGTAACGCCGGGCGCGCCGAAACTGTGGGGGATGGTCTTGAATTCCATTTCGATGGTAGCACCATCGGTCATCTCGCTTCCAGCCATCGCCTCGGGGTCATAATAACACCCGTCGGTATTTGACAGGCGATAATTTATCTCCGAGATGTAGGCGTTCGTTCCGGAATAATAGGCTGCAAGCGGCACCACATTCCCCTGATTATCATTGGCCAGGCACATCGCGGTGGGATAGAACATCTCGTAATGGGACCAGGACGACATCGACCCGTATTCATCGTGGTAATAATTCAGCCAAATATATGATCCGCTCGATGACGGTATAACGAGCGAGTACTTCTGCTCCGTCGGTGAATACAGCGACACGGTTTTTGCCGCGACCTGGTTCATGTTGATGTTGCGGCACACGAGGGTATTCACTTTCAAATCGCTGATACTGATGATGTCCTGGCCATTGAAGACCTTCACCCCGCTCTCGGACAGGAAGGCGACGGTCTTCCCGTTATGCATGGTCTGGATGGCGCCCATGCATATTGCCCCATGCTCGTGCGACACCTGGCTCTTGCTGAAGTCGGCGAGATCCAACGTGAATATCGCGTTCCTCTTGAACACAACGAGATAATTCAACACGGCCGCGATGCCGGTGATTTCGGTTCCGTCTTCCGGGGAGAACTCGGCCCAGTTCAATTCGCCGACAGAATGCGGGTCATTGACATGGCTCCAGCGGACAATCGAGGTTCCATTCTTCGCGTCATCCGTGTTGGCATAAAAAATTCTGTTGCCGACCGACAGAACATATTTGGCTTTCGGGGGGATAAAATTATCCAGTTTCGCAACATCGCCGGCCAGCGGCGTGGTCACGCCGATATTGATCGTCGCACCTGTATTCGCCACTTCCGTCTGATAATACAGCAGTTCGCCTCCTGGGCTGGTGAGAAAAATCCTGATCTTGTCGATCTGCGGATCGGAAGACGCGGCGACCGTCACCTCGATATAACTATTATTGGCCACGATCGACACGGTTGCCGTCGCACCGGCATTGGTCTCATAATAGTTGTTGCCGCTCATCTTGTAGGCGTAGGCGACCTTGTATGTCCCGATGGTCAGCGCACCGCCCGAGGCGATGATGTTCGTGGTCGGCGCGGCCGGCACCGCCACGCCATTATTGTACACAGCCAAGCCATTCGTCCACAGCCGGTGATGTATCGAGGAAATGATGGCCCGATTGACAAGAGCGGCCATGTAATATTTGTCCGTCGAGGTGAGCCCCGTGACCAGATCCACGAATGACGAAAAGACCAATTTGTTCGATGGCACCGTCCCGGACACGGACCTGAAGATCTTCCCGTCATTGGCGCCAAGAATAGTGTCCGAGAATACCCCGGCGGCATTCTTGGAATACTCGAACAGGGTGGTGATGCCGCCGTTCCCGGAGGTCACGGTTCTCGCGGTCAAATTGCAATTCCGATATCCGCCGCGTTTCATGACAGCGCCATAAGTTTGCAAATCAATATTTTTGCAAACGGACATCTCATTCGATTTCACCTTGGACGTATCGATGTTCAATCCGCCGCTGAGGTCGGATATCGTGTGCTGCTGCCAAGACGAATCAAACGTCACATTGGCCATTTATCCCCACGGGTTTCTGAGCATCGGCGCCATCGGCACCCTACTCATCGTAAAGCCTGGCTGCATGGGCGGAGTGTTGGGCAACCCGCCATATCCCGACATCGGGTTCGGCATCCCGATCATGGGGCCCTGCGGCTGCTGCTGCGGCATCGGCTGCGGGTAACGCATGGCCCCGCCGCCCATCGGGTTGACCAAACCGCCGAACCCACCACCGCCAACCTGCGGGTTGATGGGCTGGACCGGCATCGGCCTCGCCATTCCACCGAACCCCGCCTGACCGGTGGCGGCTGGGGACGGCCCAGGAATGGGCGGCATGCCGGACATTTGCGGCATCGCCATGGACATGGCCACCTGGGTCCGCGGCTGGCGCGGCACCGCGCGCGGCGGGGAAATCGGTCGCGAGTTTATGCGGCCGGCCGGGCCCACCGGCATGGCGATATCGGTCCTGCCGCCGTTGGCGAATTTCTGCACCGGCATCCTGCTCCCGCTGTTGGCCGGGTTCTGGTAGGACGACCTCGCGGCATTCTCATACAGGGAATTTCTTGAAACTGTCTTTGCCATATTATACCTCTCTTACGCGGCGCGGTTCCCAGGTCTGCCTGGACTTCAAGGACACCAGCATCCGCCCCTTTATGTCGTTGTATCGCACCATGATCCGGTCCAATTCCTGCTTGTCTTTCAGCAGGGCATAGATCACAGTGCCCAGTGGCATGAGTATCTCGAACCCCAGCGGGAAATCGGGGGTCTCATTCGTGACGGCAACAAGGTCGGGAGGCATATAGGCATGCCTGAGCGGCAAAGAAAATGCCGACACCGGAGCCGGGCTCAAATACAGATTCTTCCCAAAAATGGCGAACATCGACGGCTCACCGGGAGCCGAGGTCCTGTTCGCCAGCGTGATTTCCTTTTCAGTTTTCGGGGAAAGTATCTTGTCCCCGTACATGACGTGAATGACCTTCCCGGCGTGGTTCGCCGGAAGGGCGACGATCGGGTCCCCCGAAGTGCACGCGACAGTCGTGTCCTCTTCGTAATAGCCGGCCGATGTCGCTATGATCTCGTGCGCGAGATTGTTGTACTCGAAATTTATGAAGAGGTCGAGTTCATTGTCTTCCCAGAATGTCTCGACCTTCTCATCGATCATGTAGCGCACGAACTTGCGCATGTCAGTGAGCGTCCTCATTTGGGCACCTCACCGACGACGATGGATGACGGCCCCGGCGCCTGGCTCCCCTTCACCCCGTACTTGACGAACTCGTTGGCGATGAATGAGGTTATCCTGTCCCGCTCGTCCGCGGCCTTCTCCTCCGCCTGCTTGTCCATGTACTCGAAGTCGATGTCCTCGGGGTGCCGGTGCTTGCGCTCCATGCCCGACATCCATCTCGAGATCAGCCTGTCGCGATAACCGGCAGAGCGGAATTCCCTTTCCGTAAAACTCAGTTCGATGCAGATCCGGCCCTTGGTGTAGAGGTAGTACCTTCTCTTCCTCGGGTCATAATGGACATTGAACTTGTGCTTGTCGGACACAAGCCTGTCGAGTTCCGGTCTCCTGACGTGGTTCAGCACGGCCCACCTCCTTTGTAAACGAAGCGGGGGCCGAAGCCCCCGCCCCGCACACCGTTACGCTTCGGTGATCTCGTCCAGTGAACCGAGCGCCTGCCTGTGGTCAGTGACCAGATTGGCGAACCAGGACAGCCGGCCCCAGAGGGTGTCGGTGGTTTCCCGCGGCTTGATGATGCCGCCGCCCAGGTCGTCCCAATCGATCTTCGCGGCTTCGGCGATCCACAGATGATCGAAGTTCAGCGCAGCCAGTTTGTTGGACCAGCAGTGCCGGGACCCAATCATCGGAATCTCCTTGCTGTCGTAGACATACTTCATGCCCTTGTTGAAGCCGGACCGGGTGGGGATGGTCTCGGCCGTGGTGTTACTGTCATTCAGCATGTCCTTGAATGCGCGCCGCATGCCCAGCGACCCGTACAGGCCGTCGGGCAGTTTGCCGCTCAGAGACGACAGATCGTCCAGCCACGCCATGAGCAGCATCTCGGTCAGGGCCCGGTTGCCGCCGCCGCCGTTATCGTGAATGACCGCCCTCCACCAGGAGTTGCTGGTGGCGTCGATCCCCTCGAAGGTCGCATCCGCGTCGTCGATGATCTGCTTCAGCCCCACGAAGTCGCGGTACACGAAGGCACCGCCGCTGTACGTGGTCTGATCTTCACGGCAAACGTAATCGCTGGCAGCGATCGTGCCGATCGCGTCCACCGTGACCGTCTTGGTGACGTAGTTGACATCCGTGATCTTCACGCTGTCGCCGTGCTTGGTGCCGTCGGCGGTGTAGGTGTCAATATACATCCCGCGCTTGAAGAAGTGTCCGCCGTCACCCGCATAAACAAAGGTGTTGCCGACGGGGGCCCCGTTGACCGTTCCGATCCAGCCATCGCCATTGCCCCAGAACTGGCGTTCCATTTCCCACTTCAGCGCCTCCATCAGTCCGTTCATGACCCGCTTGGTCTCGTCGATCAGGGTGTTCGTGCCCTTGGCCATCTTGTGGACCTGGCCGGTCATGCTGAACACGCCGTAGACGTAGCGGATCACAGCCGAGAACTGATCGTACTCGTTCGCCCCGGCCGTCGGAAGAGTCTCGTTCTCGTTCCTGTTGCCGATACCGCGCTCGTTATACGCGATATGCAGGGGCCCCACCACGCTCTTGCCGCCCTGGATGCCCTTCGCGGACTTCTCCAGGTCGCCGTAAATCGTGGTCTCATGATTGAAAACTTCGGGGACGGTCGGAAGATAATACTCCCGCATCACATCCTCGAGAACTGCCAATGCTTCCATTTGTTACCTCCGTGAGTGTCTAAGTATCCTCCGTTCCATGTCGTGCTTGGCTCTCGCGGCGGCGTCTTCTATGGTCTTGAAAGTTTCTCTACTCGCAGGCTTCGCGGGTGTTATCGTGCTCACCCCGCCGGTCTTTGCAGAGGGAATTATCGGGTGCTTCGGCGTCCGTGGAACCGACGCTGGCACCGCCCCCTGACCGTTACCGGGATCGGCCGGGATTCCCCGGCCATCAAGGTAATCCTTCACTGCCTCATCCATCGAATAGTCGGGACGATGATATTTGCGCATATTGTTCAATATGGCAAGCACGACAAGTTCCGCTTCCGGTGGGAATTTATGCTTCTTGCTCAACTCGTCATAGCGAGTCTTGAGCGCCTGGGCGTCCTGCTTCACCTGGGCGTCGAGTTGCGCCTGTATGCGCTGCTGCTCGCGCCGCGTCAGTGACGTGAAGTTCTGCTGGACACCCTGCATCTGAGAGACAGTGAAATCAATCACCCTGAGAATATTCGGGTCCGTGGTCTCATCGACATCGAGGCCGATGGACTGATAGAACGCCATCTTCTGATCCGGTCTCATTTGTGCGACAGGGGGCAAGGCATTCTGCCTCGGCTGTTGAACCTCTGCCGCCGCCTGCTCGAAGACGCCCCATTGCTGGCGGAGACTCTCGGCCGACTTTACCAGGCCCTCCCGGTAGTCCTCGAGTTCCTGCCAGCCCTTCTTCAGAGCCGTTGTTTTTTTCTGGTAGTCTTTGAGGAGCAGTTTCTTGCGTTCCTTCAACGGCATGTCGGGCGTGCCGTCATCAAGTACCAACTCCTCGTCGCCGGACTCCTCGCCGGCTGGGGGCTCTTCCGTACCCCCGTCCGCTTCCGCTTCACCTTCCCCTTCTGCCTCACCCTGCGTACCTGACTCCTGATCGCGCTCTGAGGACTGTGCATCCTGTTCGGAGCCTTGGTCCTCTGAGCCGGGAGTTGTTTCGCCGGCGGGTCCCCCATCATCATCAACGACTTCATCCTGAGGCGGGTCTTCGACCTGGCCGGCCTTGAGGCCGGTGGCAGGATCGAATCCGCTCTCAGCCATCCGTTCATTGATGTGCTGGAGCATGCCTTTCCACTTTTTTGGTTCAGCCACTTGTTACCCCTGAGGCGGCATCATGCCGCCCATATCTTGACTCGGTGGTGCTCCGGGTGATTGAGACATCTGCTCCTCCATGGCCATTTGTGTCTGGTCTGGCATCATGGGGGGTGGCATTCCCGGCGCTCCTCCGGTGGTCAGAGCGTTTGGAGCCGCAGCCGGCTGGGCCGCGGCCTGAATTTCCTGCATATGCTGGGCCATCTCGATGCTCTTCCTCAGGTGCTCGTCCAGGTAGGCTTCGATGGCGATCTGCTTGTCATTATCCAGCGAATCGAACTCCGGCCTGCGGACAAAATCCTTGAAGACCTTCATAATGGCCTCATGATTGTCGTAAAGGCTGATCTGCGGGGCCTTCCCGGTCTTCAGTATGTGCTGAAGGTGGCGGTTGGCCTTGTTTTCGTCGAGGGTGGCCTCGTAATAGAGTTTGTTGGTGCCGCCGAACTCGCTCAACTGGAGCACCCGGTTGGCATCGATGATTTTCCGGTCATAATACATCAGCAGGGTGTCGGTTCTCTGGCTGGCGCTCAGCCCAAACCCCGCGCCGACCTCAGCATAGATGTCGTTGTAGTTCCTGATGTCGGTTTTGAGGAAATCATCGACCTCGGTGGACCGATTCTCGCCGAGAACGGCCTCAAGTTGCTCCTTGGTGTAATTATCCTGGATCAACTCGAGATAAAACAGCGCCTGCTCCTTCATGGCGCCCTGCATGGTCATGATTTCCCTTGCAAAGCGCGCGGATTCCGCCTCGACCAGCGTATTGAGGGCCCTTCCGGAGATTTCCGACCCTCTTTTCGGCAACTGGGCGAAGGATACCTCGTGCAGGCCGATAATATCCATCATGGTTTGAACGATTTCCTGCTTGAACTGCGAAACGTAGCCCGGCATGGACAAAATCTGCATCTGGTGGGGCTCCGAGCCGCCTTCCGGGTCGAATTCGATGACCTCTCCGGACATTTTCGTGATCGCATTGTCCTCGATATTGGTCCCGCGAGGCACAACGAACTTGCAAATGGCCGTCCAGTCTATGTTTTCCATGGTCAGGGAGTTGATTCTGTTGAGATCGTGCTGCAAACCGGCCACTTTTGAGATCAAACCCTTGCCCCAGAACGAGTCGGGGGGCTTATTGACCGTGACAATGATGAATGGAAGCCGCTTCTTGTAAGGATTCGGCCCATCGTGAAGGGTTACGCCCCCAGCACGGACAATAAACCGCCCCTTCCCCTTACCGTGACCCGCATCATAGCCCTCAATTCCGCGCTCCCAGTACTCCCTGACCAGCGTGACCTCCTCGGAGAACACGCCGGTGTATGAGTCCTCGCTGTCGATGGCCCCTTCGGTGTAGGACCCGAGCAGCGAGCGGTAGTCCTCGACCGCCTCGACCTTCACGTCCTTGGCAATGTCGCCGTAGAGCCTGACAAGTTCGGCTGTCGGCATGGGATAGAGGTGATAGGCTTCCCGCAAATTCTTGGAATTCGTCGCCCGGTGGCCGGGGAAGAAATTCCATGGAGCAATAACCTGGAGTCCGACATCACTCTCGTCATACCGGGGGACATCGCCGCTCACGGTGAAGGAGGGCTTGTCTTTTTCCTTGCCCTTTTTCTTCGCGTCCTTCCCGTCTTCCTCCTCCTCCTCCTCCATTTGCCCGTCCCAGTATTGCTTGATGATGCCGGTGCCCGTCCTCGAAGCCCAGCCGACAGCCTCAAACCACAACTCCGAAACGTCCTTCCGCTTCCACCACGACTCGAGCGCGGTCGAAGCGAACCTTGCCGCGGAAATATCCCCCGGCTCAAACCCCGTCGGGTACATCTGCGGGATCGGCCGGTCCTTGAGCATCTTGGCGTCGAAGGTGTCGCAGAAGCCGGCCACCACGTTATAGCAGCAGCGGGCGTCGCGATCGACGACCTGCTCGACCAGTTCATTGTCCTCGTAATTCGGCAGCAGATACTGGTGGCCAAGGTACATACTGTATTGATAAATCATATCCAAATGGTGATTTTTAGTTACTGGATGGTCTTCTTCAACTTTATCTATTTTCTGAAATATGGTAAATTGCGGCTTCTTATCGCCTTTGTGCTTTGACGGATTCTTATCGGCCTTAATTTTTCTCGCCATCATTCCACTCCGTTAAATACGAAACGGCCGAGATTAAAATCTCGGGGTTCTCCTTGCACATACCGACCATTGCATTGCAGCGAGAGCACAAGAGCCCGCGAAGTTTTCCTGTATCGTGATTGTGATCCAGCGCCAGCCTCTTGCCGGATGGATTGGTGTCGCCGCAGATGGCGCATCGGAATCCCTGCTTGACCTCTTGTATCGAATAATGCTTGGCCGCACCGGGCCCATAAGCCCCATTTAATTTGTATCCCTTCGCTCTGTCTGGATGCTTCTCCCTAAACCTTTTACTATTCTCCCTTGTGATTTCAAGATACTGCTCCCGGTGCTTTTCATTCCAACGCTTCTGAGACGCCTTACGCGCGGCCACTTTCTCCACTTCAGTCCTGGCCATTGGTTATGTCTCCCGGAATACTATAAGTGTAGTACACATGCTGACAAAACAATGCACTATATTTTTCGTTTTGTCAACAAAAAAAATTTTTTTTATCTCTTTTTATCGTTGGCGTGAAGCGCGGCCATGTACTTTTTAATCTTTCCCACGGTTGTCGTTCCGACCCGGACGAGCCGCTTTCCTGATTTTTTGTACACGATGTAGCCTCTCCCGCCTTTCTTTTTTGTGTACGGCATGCGAACCTCCTGACATCTCCCGGCGAATCATCTCGGCGATCGCGTTCAGGTTCTTGACTGTCGGGCGCTTGCCGCTGATGGTCACAGGACCCTCCCTTGCTTGACGCCGATCTTCTTCAGGAGTTTCCTCATGTAGGCGTCATCAAAATGCAGTCTGAACTCGACGATGAACGCATCCAGCGCAACCCTGCACTCGTCGATCTCTTTCAGGATAAGCACCAGCATCACGACAGCAGCGGCCAGCACGACCGCAACCACGACCTCAAAAATTACTGACACGGCGACCTCCCGATCGTCCCGGACGCCGGGCCACATGAAACGCGCGGGCGCTGCGTCCGAATCGCTCTTCTTTCGTTCTCTTCTTCTCCTGCTTCAGCCGCTCCTCGATAACCCTCGTGGTGTTGTCGGCCGGCAGTCTCTTGATTGCGGCGTACTGCGTCGGAACATAGCAATGCTTCGGCAGGTAGGCCGAGGCGTCGAGCGCATCGATGCCGCCCCGCTGCGAGGGGAATCGGATGAGTTGGCTCGTCAGGTTGGCCAGCCCTTTCTTGAGAAGCAACTTGTGCTGCTCGTGGTAGGGGATCAGCACCCGGATGCGGTCGGTCTTGCTCACCGACTCGTGCCGCAACTTGATGATGGATATGTCCCGATGGTCCTGGTCCCAGAAGCGCTCCTTGAAGTGGGTGGCGATATACTTGTAGGAGATGCTCTCGATGCCGATCTTGAAGATGGGGCGCTTCAACTTGTCGTAGTAGTCCAGCAGGTAGGCGACCTTGGCCACGAGTTCCTTGGGCCCGAACTTCCCTTCGACCGCCTCCCAGATATGCAGGGCCCGCTCCCAGTTGAACCCGCCGATGACAATGGCGGTCTTGTCGCTGCTGGCGTTGTCCTCGTAGGCGCAGTCGATCATCATGGCCAGGGGAATCTCCTGGTCCGCCACCTCGCTGGCCTCAAAGAACCTATTGTTGTGCTCATGGAAAACGATCTCGTCCGACGACCTCGGATCGTTCATGTACTCGTTGTACCAGACGGTTGACATGCCCTTGGCGATCAGGTCGTCGCGTATCTTGCGCAGCGACTCAGTGGACATCTTGGCTTCCCAGATCGAGTGGCCGACCGGGATGCCGAGTTTCTCCGACATCTCCGCGTCGCGCACCAGCGCCGAGTAGTTGATGACCTTGACGTCCTCGTCCAGCGCGATGCGCTGAACCGCGGAGTCCCCGGCGATGGTGGTGGCCAGCCAGAATATCTTGCCGCGCTCGCCGATGGACTCGTCCTCGCGCAGCGCCGGCCGCAGTTTCTTCACCACCCAGCGCTCGGTCTTGGAAACGATCTGGGCGTTCTCCACGTCCTCGTCGTCTTCCATGTCGTCGAGCAGCACGAGTTCCGGGCGCATGTTCCCGACCTTCAGCCCGCGGACCTGGGCGCCGATGGACACCACGTCGAAGTAGCAGTCCACCCCGAACTCCTCCGAGTAGATGCGCGCGCGCCGGGCGCCCCACGGCTTGGACTGGAGGTTCCCGAAGGTGTCGGTGAACTCCGGGAGTTCGAGCACCGACTTGATGTCGTCGAGCAACTGCTGGGCCCGGCTCATCGACTGCGACACCAGCACGATGTACTTGGTGCCCTTGATCATGGCGTACCAGATGGACAGCAGGCACGACACCAGGGTCGTCTTGCCGAACCCTCTCGGCATGAACACGATGTTGGTCTGGTTCTTCGAGTTGATGAGTTCATCGACCATCTCCCGCTGGAACGATGCGAACGGGAGATAGAAGAACTTCTTGAGGAAGCACTCGGCGAAATAGATCGGGTCCCGCTCGAGGCGGGCTACATCAATTCGCTCTTGGCTCATTATCTTCGACGGTCACGAGTTTGCCCAGCAGGTCCTTGCGGTCCACGATCAGCAGGGTCGCGCCGGCGATGCGGATCTCGTGCGGCCCATACGATGGGAAGGCCACGATATCGCCGGGCCTGACCTCGCCGTACTCGGCGATGGATTCCTCCGTCTCCAGGATCGGCCCGACCTCGAGCACCCTTCCCAGCGACGGCTTCTCCTTCTCCTTCACGCTCTCGGGCACGACCAACTGGCCCTTGCCGTCATCGTACCGCTGCACCAGAACATTCTCGCCGAACGGAATAAATCTTGCCTTGCCCATCAATGCACCTCCAGGTGTTTTATCGATTGCGCGTCATTCGGATACCGCAGGCAGTGGCGGCGAAGTTTCCTCAGGGTGTTCACCTCCGTCCTGATCCGCTGTTTCTCGTAGGTCCTCAGCGCCTTGTGGTGTGACGCCCTCTATCGGCAATACTTTTGTCTCAAACCCGTCGGCCGTGACCATCGGATCGACGGACCCGAACTTGCGCGCCAGCGCCTCGGCCACCGACGCCCGCTTCTTCGGCTCCTCCTTCCTCTTCGCCTTCGCCGGCTGCGCCTCCTGCTCGATCCTCTTCATGGAAACCCTCAGGTCGGGCTGAACCCCCTTCCTCGAGTAATGGATCTTCAGCGCGACGTCGCTCCCCTTCAGCGCGCGCTTCAGCAGCAGTATGTCCATCAGCCGGTCCCGCATCTCGAGGAATTCCTCGTGAGTCATCCTCGCGGCCTTGCCGGCCATCACGTCCCCCTCAAGGTGCTTCATCAGCGTCCTGATCTGCCGGGCCTTATTACGGAAGGTCGTCCTCATCGCCTCAATCCTCGGCCCGTCATCCACCAGCCCCGCAGCAACCGCATGCGCACGGCATATCCATTGCTTGCGGTCATCATACCACTCGGTGGCCCAACTGCGGCACCCAGGCTTACCCTCGCAGATGTGCTTCTCCCTCTTATGGTATTTCTTCCAGGTAGGATTCTTCATGGTAGAATAGTAGTATCTATTTCAAGTTTTGTCAACTATTAAGATAGGAAAAATTTTCGGAGAGGTACCAATAATACCCAGTAGGGCGACAAACTCACCCCCGCCATTATGTAGGCGCGCATGGTAATCGCCTATATTATATATATTTTTTTTTAATCTCCCCGGTATATCTATTATATAT